CCTAAATTAAAATCATTAATTGCTTCTGCCGTAATTTAATGCAATACGATTATTTACCAATAGAAGGACAACCTGGATTTGTAAAAGATCCAATGTCTTCTGCTATATTAAATACTGATCTTGGTGCATTACATGAATATAAAAATAAGCGAAAGCAAACTAAGCAAATTCAGGCAATGCAAGAGGAAATAAATATATTAAAGGAAGAGCTTGCAACAATTAAAAATCATCTTAAGATAAGCTAACGCCATGCCAAATACAACAAATTTATCAAACGTAAATGTCGGATCATCTGCAAATGCAGGAGACGGTGACGTTTTACGAGAAGCCTTTATAAAGGTTAATACTAATTTCAATGCTGTTTATAATAGCGGACAGTATAAATCTCTCATATCTGATACCCCAGATTTTCCGGGTTATGCGTGGGACGGTGATACTAATACAGGTATGTATCATGCCGGTACAGGTAAAATAGGGTTTACTATTAATGGCACCCCTCATCTTTTATTAGATGAAACTGGGGCAATATCATGGTTAAATTCAGAATTATCTACAAAGAATTATGTTGATGCAAGTATAGCCGCATATACTGGCGGTATATTAAATGGAAATATAGGGGGTATACCTCTAGTAGTATCTTTACCTACCGTAGGTAATTACGAGGGCAGAGTTGCATATTATTTAGGAGATATTTGGACATATACAAGTTATCCTATAGGCAATGGTGCAACACTGGGAGCAGATCCTGCGATTGCAAGGGCCGCAGCATCAGACTCACGATGGGTTAGATTTAGAGGCGATCAAGCCATATCCATTGGTTTAGTTAAACCAAGTACTGCACCCGAAGGAACTACATTCTACGAAACAGGTAATGCTGCAATTTACTTATATCTATCAGGTCAATGGAAAACACTATCTAGTGTAATAACATCAAATGCTCCTGCAGGATTAGATGTTCTAACTAGTTTACCTGCAGTTGGAGATGCTAGTAACTATTCAGGAAGAACTGTTGTTGTTGGAACAGCATCATATATCTTTATATCTGGTCAATGGAAAAATCTTGGAGACTATATTTCAGGATCATCCTCAAATACAAGTTCAGGTATAACATCCGGTGCAACGCTACCCGCATCAGCAAACGTCGGAGAATTATTTAGAGTAACGGGCACAGGATTGTACATATACGACGGTGGTTGGAAAACTATCCCTCAATATACAGCAAACACCAGCACTGCAAGTATTAGAACTCTTGCAACACTACCTGTAGATGTAACATATTATAATGCTGGCGATTTAATTATTGTGGGTAATAAAACTTACATATTAAATATAACTAAAACTTCTTGGGCTCTATTTACACCGGGTGCAGCAAACACATTAACTAGTGTAGTTTTATCCGCAGGCCAAGTAACCACCAATGTATTAGCAAATAGTTCTGTAACTGCGGTTAAGATATTAGCAAATACTATTACTGGCAATAAGTTAGAAGATAATACTATTACCACAATAAAGATACAAGATGAAGCCATAACTGCAGCAAAAATTGCAGCAAATAGTATTACATCTGCAAAGATACAAGCGGGGGTAATTACATCAAGAGAAATTGCAAGTAATTCTATTCCAGGATCTAGACTACAGGTTGGTTCTATTACATCTAGAGAATTAGCAGTATCATCTATTCCAATAACATCGGTAACTGCAAATACATTATCAGAACTATCTCAGAATGCAGGTAACATAGTATCGGGAATTTTTAGTTCAGCCGATGGTAAAATGGTTATTGATTTAAATAGTAAATTTATTAGAATTGAAATATGAGTTATCATAGTCCTAGTCCGAGTCCGAGCCCTAGTCCGAGCCCTAGTCCGAGCCCTAGTCCGAGCCCTAGTCCTAGCCCCACTCCTAGTCCTAGTCCGAGCCCTAGTCCTAGCCCCACTCCTAGTCCTAGCCCCACTCCTAGTCCTAGCCCCACTCCTAGTCCTAGCCCCACTCCTAGTCCTGGCTCTGGTTATTACACAGGAGGGGGTAGTCCGGCCACTATCTCTTACACAGGAGGAGGGGGCGGAGCACCCACTAGCTCAGGTGAACTAGTGGGGTATGTGAATGGGCAAGCTTATTATGGGCTTTATCATACTCATGAAAATCAAAAAATGGTGGGTGTTGCGCACACCGAAACTTTTCATCTATTCATTTACAATACGTTGATTGAAAGTTTAGAAAATTTTGGCGCAGGTGGCCCTGCTCCTGTTATAGATACCAATCAGGGAACAAATGTTTTTTGGGCAGGCAATGTTGCTAATGTAGCAGTAGTATCTATTTTTAATAATCCTGCGAGAGAAGAAGGTAATAGTAAACCATTAACTGATAGATTTAATAATTTAAGTAATATTTACCTTGATTCTCGTTTTAAGTATATTAGTGTAGAATCTCAATTTTCATTTACTCATAATTATGCTAATGTTAGTGCTGGAAATTTGGGTAACACAATTACTACGGTTGCTTATCACAATTTAGGATATCCTCCTGCAGCAATAATGGTAGATATAGATACCAGAGAAGTTTTAACTAATAGTAATTATATTCAAGCATTAAATTATGATTCATATAGAACAGTATCTTTATTAATTGATTCTGAAAAATTTTACATCAAGGAAGATTATAATACTGTAACTACAAACTTACCTTCAATGACAAGACGATATAATATATTTGCATTTACTAATACTGCGGATTCTAATTAAATGGCATATCTTATAAATCTATCTCCAAATGTAGTAACACTAAGTAATGTATTTACCTCATTAAAATCGTATATCGTTAAGGATAATAATCAATTAGAAACTGGCACATTCTCATATACTAAAACATTGATTGCTTCAGATTTAAAATTGTATCAAGAAACTGAGGATGGATTATTATATGGTTCTTATAACGATGGTGTTACTAGACAATCTTTAGATCCAGCTGACCCAATTAACGGACCTTTTATAGAAAATTATTCTAGAATAGGTGATTTAAATTTAGATAATTTTGTAAATCTATTACTAATAGATAAACCTCCTGTTAGAACAGGATTTTATAATTTTGAAATATCAGGATTAACATTTACAGGTATTATTCGACAACTAACAAATTATACCCATTATGATTGGGAAAGGAATGCGGATAAATATTCATATGTTCAAAAAGGTACGCTTGGATATGCAATAGAAATAAGTAAAAATATACTTTATACTTATGAATCAACTGTCTCGCCTTTAACAAGTTTAGATGGAACCAATCCTACCATTTATACATATATACCTACTCCGTTAAATTTAGCTTTAAGAAATTTACAGGGAGGGGAAAAGATAACATCAAGTACAACTGCAACCAGTATTAATTCTTATGTTCAAAGTATTCCTGGGGCAAATACTAAAGTAACAGGTACACTACCTGTTACAATTTTTTATATTACACCTGAAGAAGCATTAAGATATATTGCAAGTTATACTGATCTTATTGTTGCCTTTGGTACAGATTATAAAAAAGGACAGGATCATTATGCTAGGTCTGGAGCACTAGAAGGAAGATCAATTATATTTGATCCTACTGCCTATTTGAATAAGTATTCAGATTTAAGAACACAGTATGGTTATGATACTTATAATGCAACTATACAGTATATAACTACAGGTTACTATGAGGGGAGGACAATAGAAAATGCAAGTAATTTTAATCCCTTATCTGGAGGACTTTATGATATTGCCGCACAATCAGTATTATCCTCCGATACTTTTATTTGGCAAAATGGCTCAACTATTAAGACTTCGGGTAAAAATTTAACATATAATTATAATAGTACAACATATAATTTTGGTACTAAAATAGATTTTACTGGAAATGTTCAGTATTTAAGAGTAATATAATGGGAATATCTTTAAATAAAAACAACGCATTTACTATAACAGATAATTTAGGTAATACTAAATTCTCGTTAAATAGTAAGATGCCTCATATCATACACGAAATTACTGGGAATGTAGGTATACCTGCATTATCATTATCCGTGGGTCAACAAATATTAACAAGAATAGATACTCTTGTAACATTGGCAGATACTTATATATCCACAGATAATGCAAATAATTTTATTTTTCCTTTGATAAAAATTACAGGCGGAGTCTCTGACACTGGTGGCAAAGTCTTACCCGCATTAGGTTCAACCGTGCTACGAACAATAAAAGATCAAGCAACAAATTCTGTTTTAGGTACATCTGTATTAGATTATATACAGGATCAGGGAAGTTTAAAATTTATATGTACACATAATTTTGATAGAGGAACTTCAGGATTTGCAATAGGTGACGATGCAGTTACCATATCCTATCGAGTTTATTACGGAAGATTTAACTAATAAATACTACAATGGCAACAAATAAAAATTTAACCGTAGATCAGAGCGCAACCTTTACCGCATATGCGCAGTATTTAGATATTGAACAAACACCAATATCTTTAGTTGGCTATGATGTGCAGGCAAAACTAAGAAAATCATATTATTCTGCAAATGCTGTTTCGTTTACTACAGTATTGGCTAACGGTGCAAATGGAAACATTTCTATATCACTAACAGCAGCACAAACGGCAAACCTTGACGGAAGGTATGTTTATGATATTACTGCTAATACCGCAAACATTACAATAAGAATACAAGAAGGTATAGTAACAGTTAACCCAGGAGTAACTCGATAATGGCAACCGTAACAACTAGAGAAGGTTTAAAAGATTATTGCCTACGCAGATTAGGCGCACCGGTTATTGAAATAAACGTTGAGGAAAATCAAATTGAAGATCGTATAGATGATGCATTTCAATTTTACAGAGAATACCATTATGATGCTGTGGAAATGGTATATCTAAAACACCAATTTACAACACAAGACATTACTAATCAATATATTTCAGTACCCGATGCAGTAGTCGGAGTAAGTCGTGTTTTACCGTTTAGTAACAGGTCAGACGGTGCTAATATGTTTAGTATCAGATATCAAATTCTATTGAACGACCTATATAGTTTAATGTCTACCAACATTATTTACTTTTATCAGGTTAAACAGGAACTGGAATTAATTAACCAAATTTTAGTGGGAGTTAAACCTATAAGATTCAATAGACATATGAATCGTCTATACGTGGATATGGATTGGGGAGCGGATGCGGTAGCTGGAGACTATATTATTGTGGAATGTTATAGAATATTAGATCCAGAAACATACAGAGATGTGTATAACGATATGTTTCTTAAGAGATATTGCACTGCTCTAATTAAACGGCAATGGGGAGAGAACCTAAAGAAGTTTAACGGAGTACAACTGCCTGGCGGAGTATCAATTAATGCGGATCAGATTTATCAAGACGCACTAACTGAGATAACACAGATTGAAGCTGAAATGCAATCTAGATTTGAATTACCTGTAGATTTCTTTTCAGGATAAACTTAAAGTATTTTATTAACCGGGGTACATAGTAAATGATAACACCGTGTCAATAGAAAGTCAATAGAATTATGGCAACCGTTAACCCTTATTTTCAATCCGGTGGGACGATAGGTAGGTCTTCTGAACAGAATCTGTACGAAGACTTAATGATCGAATCCATGAAGATTTATGGCTTTGAGGTCTATTACTTGCCACGTAAATCTAACAGTTTGGATTCTATTTTATCAGAGGATTATCTAAACACTTTTGATTATGCTTTTCCAATTGAGATGTATTTGGAAAACACCATGGGATTTCAGGGAGACGGTGAATTGATGTCCAAGTTTGGTTTGGAAATTCGAGACACAGGCAATTTTATAGTGTCAAGAAGAAGATGGACAGATGTGATTGGTTCTCAGAATGTAACTATACTTCCTCGCCCTGCAGAAGGCGATATAATATTTTTTCCGAAATCTAAATCGTTTTTTGAAATACGTAAAGTTGAGGGTCAAGAACCATTTTATCAGATTGGTAAATTATACGTATTTAAAATGATGTGCGAACTATACCAATTTTCTAATGAAAGATTTAATACTGGTGTATATGAGATTGATAGTTTAACTGCCGACGCCACCCTCGATATAGATGCTCATCAGTTATTGTTAGAAACAGGAGATGCTTTATTATTCGAAACAAATGCACTAACACCGATAGTATTAGAAGATTATAATTTATCGACCGGTGGCCATGTCCAAATTGGCGCTCAGAATGAAGTATTTACTGACGAAGGAAGAGATGTCTTAGATTTTTCTGAAAGAAACCCATTTGGTGAGGTATTCAGATAATGTTAGATCAAAGATTTTACTGGGGTACCATACGTAAAGCAATTGTTGCTTTTGGTAATATGTTCAATAATATTACTATTGAACGTAAAGACACCGCGGGTAATGTGGTGCAACTACAACGAGTGCCATTGGCATATTCTCCGCAACAAAAATTCCTGGCTAAAATTAGACAACAGCCCGATGTAGATAATACTAATTTTCAAGTCATTCTTCCTAGAATGGGATTTGAAATGGTTTCGCTTGATTATGATCCTAACAGAAAAATTAGCCCGATGCAACAAAGTAGAACTATTAACAGTTCTACAACTGCGTCTGCTCAGTATGCACCCACACCATATAACATAAATGTATTACTTTATATCTATGCTAAGAATCAAGATGATGGTCTACAAATTATAGAACAAATTTTACCTTATTTTAATCCTGACTATAACCTAACGATTAATGCGATTCCGGAATTGTCCATTAATAATGACCTTCCTATAATATTAAATTCTATTGGTTTTGTTGATGATTATGAAGGCGATATGACAACCCGTAGGGCAATTATGTGGACATTGAGTTTTGTTATGAAATTAAATTTCTATGGGCCTGTTAGTAAACAGGGAATAATTAATAGAGTTACAACCAATACATTTAGAGATGCTGCATTATCATCCCAACAATCTAGAATAATAGTACAAGGCACCGGAGATTTGGCAAATACTATTTTGGACGGCAATGTTACGTATCTTAGTACCTTTGAAGATTTTTAAATGAAAAATATTGAACAACTAAATAATCTATTTAATTTAGATCCCATGACAGAAAAATCTATGGAACTAACTACTATTCCTGAAGCAATGAATTCCAATAAGGAAATAGATCAAGAAGACGACTATCAGTTAGCAAGACAAACTATGAGAAAACTTCTAATGAAGGGCGAAACCACATTAGACGATCTTATTGAGTTATCTAAAAGCTCAGAGCATCCTAGAACATATGAGGTTGCAGGACAATTCATGAAGACTATGTCTGATGTATCGAAGGATCTTTTAAATCTACAAAAACAAGTTAAAGATTTAAAGGCGGACGAAATTCAACAAAAAATTGGTACTCAAAATAATGTGGTGTTTGCGGGTTCAACTGCAGAACTATTTAAAGCATTGAAGCAACATAAAGATAATGGTGATATAATTGAGCAATAAACCCACATCCTATAATGGTAATCCTAATTTAAAACAAATTGGTACTACCATATCGTATACCAAAGAACAGGTAGCGGAGATCATTAAGTGTAGTCAGGATCCTGTATATTTTATAGAAAACTTTTGTCAGATTGTTTCGTTGGATAGAGGTTTAATACCATTTAAATTATACGATTGTCAAAAAGAAAAAGTACATACTATTCTAAATAATCGTAAAGTGATTCTTATGGAAGGTCGCCAACAAGGTAAGACTATTACAGCTGCGGCGTGTATCTTGTGGTATACGTTATTTCAGGAAAATAAAACAGTTGCTATTCTGGCCAACAAGTCATCGGCAGCCCGCGAGGTTTTATCTCGGTATGAATTGATGTATGAGATGCTTCCAATATGGATGCAACAGGGTGTAAAGACGTTTAACAAGGGCGACATTGAACTTGAAAACGGATCCAAAGTATTTACAGCAGCAACAAGTACTTCTGGTATTCGTGGTAAATCTGTAAATTGGTTATATATTGACGAAGCGGCAATTATCCCAAATAATGTAGCAGAAGAATTCTTTACCTCTGTTTATCCGACAATTTCTGCGGGTACTACCACAAAGATTCTTCTAACATCTACTCCATTAGGTTATAACCATTTCTGGAAATTCTGGAATGAGGCGGAACAGGGATTAAATGGTTTTGTTCCAATGTTTATCCCCTACAGTAAAATCCCAGGTAGAGATGAAAAGTGGGCCGCAGAACAAAAGGCCATGTTAGGTGAACTTAAGTTTAATCAAGAGGTTTTATGTAATTTCCTAGGGTCGTCCAACACATTAATTAACCCAGATACCATTGGAAAAATGTCCGTTAAACCTTATGTATATACTAAGGATGGATTGGATATATTTGTAGAGCCTGAGGAATACCATGTTTATATGTTAGTTGCCGATACTTCTAGAGGCGTCGGTGGAGATTACTCAGCGTTTACAGTTCTTGATATTACTGCTTATCCATATTCCGTTGTTGCAAAGTACAGAAACAACAAAATTAGCCCCCTTCTTTTTCCTAATATAATATATAAAGTAGCGAGAGATTATCATAAAGCCTATTGTTTGATAGAGATCAACGATAACGGGCAGCAAGTTGCTGATTCGTTATATATGGATTTAGAATACGAAAATGTATTCTTTGTAGGAAGTAATAGTAAGAGCGGACAATATCTCTCCGGAGGATTCTCTGCGGGAGCTACTCTAGGTGTTAGAACAACCAAGCAAGTAAAACGCCTAGGTTGTACATCATTTAAGAGTTTGGTCGAGGGTACCAAACTGCTAATTCACGACCCCGACATTATTAATGAAATATCTACATTCATAGAAGTTAGGGGTACCCATAAAGCAGACGAGGGTTACCAAGACGATTTGGTAATGTGTCTGGTACTATTTGCATGGGCAACTAACGAATTATTCTTTAAGGACTTAACTGACACTAATCTCAGAAAAGCTTTATATGAGGAACAGTTCAAACAAATTGAAGAAAATCTGACTCCGTTTGGTTTTATAGAAAATGGTATTCCTGAAGAAGAAAGACCTCAAATTATGACAGATGCAATTTGGTTCAATGCTGCATCAAAATCCCCCCTGGAAATCGAAGATGCTCAAAGAAAATTCCTTGAAAATGTCTAAAAGGCAGTAATTATAAATAAATAGAAATCAAAATATAGAAAAATATCTATAAAATTATCAAGGAGAAGACGATGGCATTTCAGCTTTCACCTGGCGTTGTGGTAACGGAACAGGACAGAACAACAGTTGTCCCGACGGTAGCAACCACATCTGGAGGATTTGCAGGAGCGTTCCAATGGGGACCTGTAGAAGAAGTAACAACTGTAGATTCAGAAACAAATTTAGTTA